CTATCCGCTCACCGTCGCGGATCGCGGCCCTACCGCCGGCAGTGCGGCCGGCCAGCTCATCAAACAAAGGTGGTCGAGAGCCCAAAAGCCCATACCGGGCATGCCCGCGCCCACCGCATACAAATACTCTTTCGGCCACGCACAGCCGCCGTTCATCCAAGGAATCAGCAAACGGCTATCCGCCTTCGACCACGCTGCAACCGTCCACGGGAACGTGATCGTCTCTTCGGCCTTCGCAAGAGTTCGATACGTCGAGCCCCAAGACAAACCCTCAACCTTGAAGCGATCGAGCCCCGATCCGCTCTTCGCCATATAGGCTGCAGGAAGGTTCACCGCGCGATTCAGAGCGCCACCCTGCGGCCACGGCATGTAATTTGACCAGTAGCAGCTCGGGTAGTTGACGTCGTATGGCCACAGCAGCTCGAACTTCGCCGTCGGAATCACAGCCAATACGGCCGCACGGATCCCGTCGATGTGAGCCTTCATCAGGCCAGCCAGGAACGCCACGTCCACGCCGCCATTCACCGTCGGATCGTCGGCCTGCGTATAGAAGGATGCGAGCGCCCGGCCGAGCGTCGTCATGGCCGCCTGTGCGGTGTACGCGTCGTAATAGGCCATTCCGCCGCCGGTGATCGTGCCCGTCGCGGCCACGTAGTTCCCGTTGCCGTTCGTGCCGTTCAGCGTGCAATGCGTCGCATCGGTCACCGTCACCGTCTGCAGACCATTCGCGGCCGTGTTGCCCTGAACGCCCGCGAGAATTGCCCGCTGGCCAGTAAGAAGCGTGTGCGGCAACTGCGTTCCGATCGAGATCGGCGCCGTCCAGCTCGCATAGCCCACCGCCAGGCCCTGCACCCGGCTGAAGAACCACCAGCCCACCTCGCCGAACTGCAGCCACGGCACGAGCCCGGCCGCGCTCAGGATCCCGGCCGCCTGCTTATAGCAGGCCGCCAGATACGCGCCCACGGTCGACGGGTTAAAGCAGCACTGGGACGTCTGCAGCTCAATAAAACAGGCATCGCCGACGCTCGGCACGTATCCGCCGGAATTGCTCACTTGCGTCGCCAACGAGAAGTGATTCGTGTCGATCACCGTGATCGTCCACGCCCCGGAGCCTGCCGCGCTGGCTCCGTGCCAGGTGTTGCCCGTGATATAGCCGTGCGCCGTGACTTGGATCGTGGATCCGCTGATGCCCTCGACCAGGCCGGCGCCCCATGATCCAAAGCCCGTCGCCGTCAGTACCTGCGTACCGTCAGCGAAGCGTTGCGTCCACGCGCCTGCCGCCGTATTAGTGTCCGGAGGCGCGAGCAACTCTTGCGAAAACGCCACCGTCATCGTGAGTCCGGCCGTGTGCAGGAGTCCCGAGAAATCGCTCAAATAGGCCGTAAAAGCGCTATTCAGAGGCGACGCCTGCGAGGCGTCCACCTGCCAGACGCCTTCCGTCCCGACGCCGATATCGCCACTGATCGAAATGCCCGTGCCCTTCGAAAACAGGGTGAATCCGTTGATCGGGCTGAGCGTCGTGATGGTGAGCTGGCCAGCGCCCGTGACGGATGCCCAAATGCCCACAAACAGGGCGTTGATCGCGTTCACCAGCCGCTGCGCCAGCGTCGTCAAGGTGTCCGCTGGATACACCGCAACGCCGAATTCCGTGCCTTTGCCGTCGCCGTAGGCGCTTCCGCCGACCTGCAGGTACAGCGCGTCGCCATTTCCATAGCCCGTACCGATACTGAACGGGCCTGCGATCGTCACCACCGCCGCGTGAAAATTGCCGCCGGACCGCACTCTGCGCAGCGCGAAGAACACGCCGGCGTAGAAGTCGATATCGCCCGCAAACCCGAACTGGCTGAGGATCCACGCCAGGCGCTCGGGCGGGATTTGATAGGTCTGGGAAGTATCAAAGTCACATGCCGCGCTCACCTCTGGATAGGTAATCGGCGCTGGCAATGCATCTGATAAGACCGCCGCCTGCAAAAAATCGAAGGTGCACGCCCCCGAAACCGTCAGCACCACCGTGTGCGACCCGGCAGCCACGCCGGCAGCGAGCAGCCGCCGCGTGACGATCGCCGACGCGCTGTCCGCGTTCAGCGAAACAGGCGCCACGGCCGCGCCGTCCAGCGTCGCGTTGAACGTCCCCGCACCGCTCACGAGAGCGGTCCCGAGGTATAGATTATGGGCAAATTGGCACGAGTACTCCACGCTCACCGTGTCGCCGGCGTGCGACGACTGCCGCGCGAAGCCGCCAAAGTACCAGCCCGCGACCTGACTCCATCCGCTGCCCGCGTACGTCGTCCAGGCGTCCGAACTGCCGATCGTCACCGACCCCGGCCCGGCAAGTTTGAGCACCGTCACGCCGCTCGCGTCTCCCACCGTCCAGTTGCTGAACACGGCCGAGAATTCACACGGCGCGTACGCTGCCAGGCCGCCCGCGCCGCTATAGTTCAGCGCCGGCGCGAGCGTGAGCCAGATCTGCCGCACACTGGCCAGCCCCAGCACCGAAAAGTCGAAATGGAAATGCATCGAGGTCGGATCGGCGCCGCCCGTCAGCTTCGATGACCCGCCAGGCGTCAGGTAGGCGGTTGGCGTCGCGTGCAGCTCCAACAGCTCGATAGAGTTGCCGTCGCTTCCGGATATCGAAGGCGTGATCGTGAAGCTCGCCCCGTTCAAACTGGCCGTCAATTCGATCTGGGCGCCCACCGCGCCCCAGTTTGTCTTAGTGATTTGATCGACCAGGTCCGCCGCTATAAACGCCGGCGTCTCCGCGCCCCGCAGCGTTCCCGGCCCGTTCCCGTCGCTAGCCGAGCAGCTCAGCGTCGGTGGACAGGCTAACTTGGGAGTCAGCGTTACGCTGTTTCCTGCCGCCGAAGCGGTCGCGTTCGGATCGTTCACCGCCCCCGCTATTGCCGCCGCGATGCTGTTTGCGGTGTCGGTCTTGCCTTCCGTGTATGAATAGGTCGCGCCGCCGATCGTGATGCTGTGCACGGTTCCTGGGCCGTACCAGTAAAAGGAGAACGAAACCGCCGCCGGCCCGATCACCGTGTGATCCCACACCACATTGCTCAAGTAAACGAGCTGCACGCGATCGCCGAGCGCCGGCGTACCGTTCACCGTATACGTGCGCGAAGCGACCTGCGCCCCGTTGGATGATGTCGAAAGAGGCGCGAGCGGCGTCGTCCCGGGCGTCTCTAGGTTGTTAATAAACGACAGCGCGCCCCACGCCACGCTCGGGTATTTCCCGCTCAATGGGCACTGGCAGCCGGTCAGCGCCAGGTCGAAATCGAGCGTCACGCCCGCCAGGCTGAAATCCGGCAGGTACCGCGACGTGAAGAGATGCCCGTATTGATCGTCGGCATCGAACAGCACGGCCACGGCGAAATCCGCCTGGTCGCTCCAGCATCCGCTCACCGTGAAGCCCGCGGCCGACGCGTGATGCATCGCCGCCGCCGCGCCTCTGCGGTCGAACCCGCGCAGGTACATGCTGCGGTGCGGAGCCAGCTTGTGGATCGTCTCGCTCAACAGCACACCACCACGAGCAAGCCGCTCCCCGGATTCGTCGTTCCAACGCCCGTAATATCCAGCGTCATGTTTGCGTTCGCCGGCAAGATCATCGTGTCGACGCCCGGCGTCGTGAACATCGTCACCAGATTCGTAACCTGCCCGGGAGTGATCGTCGTCGGAATCGCAAAAGACACCCAGGCAGCGCCGTTCACGTTGATTGTGCAGGTGATCGGAGCGCCCACCGGCGCGCTCTCCACGCTGGCGGAGATGCTCAGGACGCTGGCCGCCAGCGCCGGACTCACGCACCGCGTGGCCGCGTTGCTGCCGATTGCCAGTGTGCCCTGCACGCTCATCTGCACCTGCACCGTGCTCATGGACCGGACGCGTCCTCCGAATGGAGAATCCGCCTCCGAGACGGTCCACACCGGCCCGTCGCCAAATTCATTCGTCGCCCACATGTCCACCGCGACCAGTCCCTTGGAACGGAACGGGATCGCGGGCGTCTCGCCCGGCCATGCCGGCGTCCCGTAGCTCTCCCCGGGCGGCGTGAAAAACAGCGTCGTTTCCTTGACCGCCCATACCCTCTCGCCGCCGGCGCTGAACGTTTGCACACCGCACCCCTTGGCTCCGCGCACGATGCTCGATCCATCCGTCGCGCGCACCTCGATGATCTCGCCGCACCAGGACAGTCCCTCAATCCCTTCCACCAGCACGTACGTCGGCGTCATCTCCGTTAGGGTCTGGGGCGCATTGCCGTCGGACGCCGTGCAGGCCACCGTCGTCCCGTCGTCGCGCCGGGGCGCGAGGATCACCGTCGCGCCGTTCACCTCCGCGATCGCGTTCGCGTCCGCCAGCGCCTGGATCACCTGCGCCAGACCGGCCGCCACCATCGCCGCCGTGTCGCCCGTCTGCTGCTGGTATTGGTAAACCGCCGTGCCGATCGCGATGTTGTGCTCATAGCCCGGCCCGATCGTCACGCCACCCACCACGCCGCTGTTCAGGAAAGTGAAGACAACCGACCCCGGCCCAGGCGCAGGCAGCGGCGCGCTCACGCTCATATGCGTGTCAGTCGGGGCGAGCGCGGCCGTCAGCGTTCCGATCGGAGCCTGCAGCTCGTCAATGTAATAGACCAGGAACGTGCCCGAGGTCACGCCGGCGACGTTCTGCGACGTCGCAAACCCAAGCAGGACGAACTTGAGCTGCCCAGGGTCCATATTCGGAACGCCGCACTGAATTCCGACCGAGTTGAACGCCGGCGGAAGGCCCGTGTCGCCGCTCGCGCCTTCGATCAGCAGGGCCGACAGCGGCGCCCGGATGATGGCCTCTTCGCCGTTCCCGATCCGTCGCGAGCTGAACGCCACGATCTGTGCCGCGTTCGTGACGACCCACCCGATCAGCGCGTCGTCGCTCACCGTCGGAGTCGAATTCGCCTGCCAATAGAAGCCCGCGCTTGAGGAGTAAAACAGCCAGCTCTGGCGCGATGCCGGCGCGGCCGGAACCACGGGGTTCTGCGCTGGCCGGTACATCTCGCCCTGCGCGAACAGAACGCCCTTCGTGAGCGTAGGAATAAGGTTATTGCCCGTCAGCTCCACCAGCGTATACGCCTGCAGCACGCCCTTGGCCTGGTAGGCTTCCGACGCGTAGCAAACCACCGGCGCGTCGGTGTCCTCGCGAGGCGTCAATTTGAGCACGGCCCCGTTCGAGCTGGCGATCGCGTTCGGATCCGGCGTTCCGTTCATCAGCGCCGCGAGCGCGGTCGCGATCGAAGTGGGCGTGTCCGTGCTGGTCTGCACATAGCTGTAGGTCAGCGAGCCGACCTGCACCCAGTGCGTGAATCCGGTCGTGATCGTCAGCGCCTGTCCATTCACCGTGGTGTTCGCGCTGTAAAAAGTGAAGGAAACCGGCCCGCTCGCCGGCGTGTCGGCCAGCGGCGCCACCAGCGTGAACCCCGCCACGACCCCGGGCCTTGCGAACGTCGGCGATGTAAAAAAGATCGGCATCCCTGTTCTGGCTTGCTACCGGTTCCTCTGCGCGTGCGTGATCACCAGCAGGACGCCGTCCGGCTGGTTCATCTGCGACGTCTTGTAATAGCTGACTTGCGTCGTCACCACGCCCGTGCTCTGATCCACGTTCGCCAACGTCTGGAGCACCGTCCCCTGCCCCGTCGTCGATCCGGGCGTCGGAGGCGTCTGCGTCCCGTTGCAAGCCGTCGGCTGGCCGGCGGTCGAATACCAGCTAAAGCCATAGAGCAGCTCGTCGCGCTGGTACTCATACCCGTCCGCCGGCGACACGGCCAGTTGCACCGTCTCGCCGTTCTTGTAATACCCATAGAACTGTTCGTTGCGCACCGCCGCGAACTGCGCCGCCGCGTTCAGCTCCTGCATCACCGCCGGCGTCACCGGCGCTCCGGACGCGAACGAAGTCCCCGGAATCTGCGTAAACCCAGGCTGGCTGCTCAGTGTCAAAGACATGCGTATCGTCCTCTCAGGCTCGGAGTGCGTTCGATCATGCGAACTAGGGAAATCTGCTCAGCGTCGCCAAACCGCAGCGGCCGCTTCAGGGGAGCAAAGTCGGGAACCTTGGGATGCGAAACCAACGCGCGCCCAAGCGCTACCGTGCGCGCGACAGGAGGAATCGGCGCGCCCGCGATCGACTCCAGCGCCAGGTCCACAAGCTCGCTCGAAAGCTGCCGCCGGTACCGCCAGATCAGGTGCCAGAGATACCAGCGTTGCCGCAAGGAAAGCTCGTAATCGGCGCTCTTCGCCGACATGTCCGCGGCGAAGACGCGCGCTCGCGACATCCCGAAGTGGACGTTCCGCAGAGCCTGAATCGCGAGTTCTTCGCAGGGCGTCATTATTGCTCCGTCACCTTCATTTCCCGCTTCCCCTCTTCGGGCTCGTCCGAGCACCCGAAAGCCGCATCCATGCCATCCCGAACGCCCTGCAGGTAAATGGCGATCGCAACTTCCTCCACGGACTGCCGTCTCAAATCCTCCACGGCGAAGTGGTCCAGCAAGACGTTGACCCGGCTCTTCGCGAGCGCCATCATCTCCGCCGAAACCTCGATCTCCTTGACTTTCTCGCTCATCGAATCCCCCTAATAAGCCAGTGAACTCCCCAACACAAACGATCCCCACGTACTCGCCGCCGGCTGCCCCGTCAGCCCTGTGTCGAGCAGCTTGAACTGCATCTGTCCGTTCGCGTAATCGGGCTGCCTGTCGACCACCTCGAAAATGCGGTTCGCTACGCCCAGGTTGCCCGTCGTGATGTCCGGCATCAGCGGCAGCGTCAGGCTCACGTAATCCCCGGTCCATACCGGCAGCGTCATAAACATCGACCTCAGCGTGAGCAGCGGCGCGCCGCCCTTGATGCCCGGCGCCACGCCCGCGAAACGGGCAAACATCTTCTCGCTCACCCACTCGGCGTAAGAAAACGCGCCGAGTTCCGTCTGCAGCCCGTCCGACTGCAAACTCCACTGCTGCCCCTGTAAATACAGGCTGATGGACGTCGCCTGCAGGAACGTCTCATAGTTGCCGTACTGGCTTCCGTCGTAGTCGAACTGCCAGATCATCTGATTACATATCGGCTGGCGGTCCCACTGCGGCAGCCCGATCACGTTGTCTTGCGTGAACGCGAACACTGGCGTCGGGCCGGCCGCCGGCGCGTGCATGCAGCGCAGTGATAGCTGGCCGTTCGGGAGCACCACCTGATACATGCCCGAAGCCTTGAGAATCTGCGTTTCGAGCCACTGCTTTGCTTCGAACGACTTCGTGATCGCGAACTGGAACGGCCGGAAGCCCGCAAAAATGCCCTCGCTCGCCGAGTCCAGGTCGGTCATCGTCGCGCGGTCGATCTGGCTCGCGCTCAAACCCAGCGCAAACAGCGTGATCGCCTGGAAGATCTCCGCCGGCGTCCCGCACAGATACCACGGGTTGCCGTCGCACAGCTCCTCGCCGTTCTCCGGATGCGTATAGATCGTCTGCTTTTCGAGCAGTTGCAGATCGTTGCAAACAAAGTAGTAAGAGGTGTATCCGTCCGTCGGGATGATCTTGTAGACCAGGTACGTATGCAGCGTCGCGAAGTCCGGCCAGGCCAGCCCCGGATAGCCCACCAGCAGCGTCGCCGTCGAGCCCTCCAGCACGTTCGTGCCGATCAGTTGCCGCACCGCGCCGCCGCAGTCCACGACCTCGCACTGGAGCTGCCCCATCGACGAAGATCCGTTGACGATATCGATCGTCTGCGAAGCGCCCTGCGGCGTCTTCAGCCAGGGCTCGTATGCCGGGTAGCCCGTCACGCCCCACCGCGCCAGGTCGTGCGTCGTATAGGCCACCGACGTGCCCCACTGGCCGGCCAGCGTGAGCGCGAAGATCGGCATCTTCGCCGCCAGGGCGTTCTTCGCGTTCCAATTGGGAGTCGTCGCGATCACGCCGTCACCCCGTAAAAACGCCGCAAAACGACACTGGGATCGCTCGGGCACTTGGCGTCGTTGAGGATCCGGAACACAAACGTGCTCGCGTACTTTTTCGGAGCGTTCCGCTTGGTGTGCCAGTCTGTGTCTTCCAGAACGCAGTTATAGTAGTCGGGCAGGCTCGCGTTCGGATAGAACTGAAACCCTCCGCCGGCGAGCGCAAAGGCCATGAAAGCGCCGAATCCCGGCATCGTCGTGTCCACCACCAGGTGGTTCATTTCGAAGCTGATCAGGATGTCGAGGTTCTCGGAGACACGTTCCCGGACCGCTCCCGAAGTGGATAGATTGTCATGCACGCGGCCGGCGAAATATGGCTCGAAGTTTTGCGGGCCCCACACGAATGGAATCGTGGTCGGCCCTCCGCCCGAAGGCGTGTACGTGATCTGGGGCAGTCCGATGCTCATCTGGTCACCTGCGCGCCCGTCCGCGTGTTCGTCGCCGTCAGGGTCACGTCCTGGTTCAACACGGCGTCATTAAGCATCCCCGCTAACTGAGCGACCCCGGCCACGCCCACCACATGCCCGTAAACGTTTACCGTCAGGTGCGGCGTCCGCTGCTGGCTCATCCCGCCGCCGTATCCGCCTCCGGAGCCCGAACCTGACACGCCGCCCGTTCCTGGCGGCATGCTCGCTTTCCCGGCGCCCGCGCTCTGTTCTTGCCCCGCCGCCACCGCGCGCCCCGCAATCGCCGCGCCCACGCCCACGCTGCCAAACAGCGCCGCCGCCTCGAATGCCGCCGCCGCTCCCGTGAAGTTGCCCACCGCAATGTCGTAGAAGCCCCACGCCGTGGAATAGACCGCCTGGATGAGGCACTGGGCTGCAATCGACTCCAGCGTCGAAGCCGCAGCCGCTTGCATCGCCTGCCCGATCGACTTCGAATAGACGATTGCGTTCGCGATGCCGCCGCCCATGCCCTGCGCCATGTGATCGAACGCCTCTTTGGCGACCTGGTCGAGCGCCGTCATCGACAGCTTCACCATCTCGACGGACTGGTTTGTCGAGGTCTGCCATTGTTTCAGCGCGGCTTCGTCGCCCCTCAGCATCTCGCCGAACTTCGATCCGAATACCCCCGTCCAGCCCTGCGAGTTGTACAGCGCATTCAGGTCGGCCGTGTACCCGGCGAACAGCATCTTCCGGATTGCCGCGAACTGCGCAACCACCACCTGCTGCTGCCCAATGTCCTTCACGTCCAGCAGGGCCTTCGCCAGCCGCGTCTGGCTGTAGTTCGCCACGTCGCGGTCGTACTCGGCCTTCAGCTTCTGCTCTTTCGTCATCTCGGCTTCCAGCAGCTTGTTGTGCGCCGACTTCAGGTTCTGCAGCTCCTGCGCGAATTCCGACTGTTGATTCCGGTTGATCCTGTCGCGCCCGGCCTTGTCCAGCGCCTCCAGTGCCTTCTCGTTATCCGCCGTCAGCTCGTTTTTCAGCTTGAGCTGCCGCCGCAATCCGGCCATCTCGATGGCCCACTGCTGCAGCTCGCTCTCGTAGCTCTTTTCCTGCTGCCCGGCGATCCGCTTTTGCAGGTCCTCGCCAGCGGCCTGGACGGCCTCGCTGTGCTCGCGCCCGATCTTTTCCGCCCCTGCTTTCGCGAGCTGGCTGATCAGCGCGTCCAGGGCCTGTTGCTGCGTACTGGTGAGGTCTTTCTTCTTTCCGAGCTGCTCGCGCAGTTTGGCGATCTCCGCATCCCACGCCGCCTGCTGGTCGGCTTCGGATTTCGTCCGCTGACCGGCGATCCGCTGCCGCATGTCGGCCGCGAACTGGTCGAACTCCTCGTTCTGCTTATCGTGGAGTTTGTCCGTGAGCTGTGTGGTCAGGCTCTGAATCGCGGCCGGCAACTGCGCCAGCGCGCTCATGCCCTGTTTCACAGCCTGCGGAGCCAGTTCGCCGGCCTTCCGCAGTTCGTTGAATTTCGCCGTCGCCTTCGCAACTTCGACGCCCAGGTGATCGATCTGCTCGTCAATCTGCGCCTGGCCGCCCACCGAGTTTGCCATCCGCTCTTTCACGGTCTCCAGAATGTCGGCCAGGCCCGTGAATTCCGCTCGCACCTTCGCCACTTTTTCCGGCGCGCTGCCAAGTCCGTCCTTGCCTTCTCCGCCGCCGATGTTCGCGAGCGCCTTTCCCGTCGCCTCAACCTGTGCTTTCAGCACGTCCATCGTCGCGGCAAGGGAAGCCGCGAAATTGTTTGCCGGCACGCCTTTGCCGGACAGCATCATCACCACCGAGAGCCATCCGATCTTCAGGCTCTCCATCAGCGGCAGTGTGCGTTTGCCCCATTCAACGTCCAGCGCTTCTTGCTGCGCTTTGATCGTGTTGAGCGAAGCCTTGTATTCCTTCATCGCCACGACGTCGTCGTGCCCGACAATCAGCCCCATCCGTCGCGCTTCGTCCGTAAAGCGCTTCAGCCCGTCCGCGCCCTGCGAGAGCATCCCGAGCAGCTCCGCGCCGCCGCGCCCGAACAGTTCGCGCGCCAGGGCCGCGCGCTCGGTGCCGGAAGCCAGGCTTTTGAACCGGTCGGCCGACGCCATCAGCAGCGGCAGGATGTTCTTCTCGCCGTCCGCGACCTGCTGGTTCGTGACGCCGAGCAGTCGCGCGATCTTGACGCGGCCCTCTTCGGTCGCATTCGCCTTGACGACTTCGGCTTCGAACCTGGTGATGCCGTGCGTCAGCGCCTCGTAGCTCGATCCCGTTTCCGTCGCCGCGAAGTGCAGCCCGGACATGTCCTCGACCGCGATCCCCGTCACCTTCGAGCCCTGCGCGATCTCGCTCACGTAATCGACGTACGCGTCGGCCGCGTGCACCGCCGCCGCCCCGGCCGCGACCAGTCCCGCCGCCATCACCGCGCCGCCGGCCGTCATCGCGCCCTGCACCGTTGACAGGTCCCCGAGCACCTTCGATGCCCAGTCGTCGAACTCCGCGCCGATGCCCTCCAAGTCCTTCCCCAGCAGCGTCCGGAAGCGCGCGATGTTGCCCTCGGCGTCCGCGCTGTCGGCGTTGATCTTGAAGAGCAGTTCGGCTGTGGAATCGAGTGACATTTATCGAGGTCCTTCTCTTCGGCCCGAAGTGAGAGGCTCGCTTACGGGAAGTTTCACGGAGTCGTTGAGCCTCTTGTCCGTTTCTTGTAACCAGTACGCATAGTTGAGCGGGTTTTGCGGGACCAGGTGATAGATAACCAGGCGCTCTTCAAAACCCGCGCTGAGCCTGATCTTCATCCGGATTTCGCCGACCTGAACCGGGCTGGCCAAGCCCGACACGTTGATGATGTCGCCAACCTCGAATTTGGTTTTGATGTCCACCGCGTCCCCCTTTCTCAGAGCCAGATCTCCTGCACGTCCCCGCTATCGCTATCCCCGCCGTTACCCGACGATCCGGACTTTTGCGCTTGCGCGATCGCCAGCGCCGCCGCCAGGTCGATCTCCAGCGCCAACATCGGATCCGCGATCGCCAGCAGCGCCGACGGCCGCGTTCCGAACGTCTTCGCCGTCACGGCCAGCGTGATCATCTGCTCTGACCGTACGAAAGGGACGCAGCCGGTCCGCCTCGTCCATGCGCATCGCCCACCGCGTGACGAACGCCAGATCCTCGTCTGGAATCTCGCGCGGATGGATCTCATCGTCGCCCTGCGGGTTGAGCGAGATCCGCGGCGAAACGTAGCAATACAGCAGCAGTTGCCGCGTCACTTCGATCGATTCGAGCACCTCGGCCTTCGACATCGGCCCGCGCTCTTCGCCCTCGCCCGCCTGCAGCTCGCCGGCCAGGCTCAGCGGCAGCCGTCTCCAGGTCAGCAATTGCGCCGGATCCGGCCGCCGCGCCTTGATCGTCAAACCGCTCGGCAGTTCCAGATCGATTGCTTCCTCAACGGCCTTCTCCTGCTGTTTCGCCCGCCACGTTTTCAAGTCCATAACAAAGTCCCCCTGTCCTGTCTTTCACTTACGCCAGACCGCTTTAAAGCGTCTCGTACACCAGGCCGATTCTGCGCCCGGCCGTTCGCGTCGGATCCGTCAGGCCCTTGAACGTCCCCTTGTAGCTCGACTTCTTCGCGCGCCCGATCGCGGTGCTCAGCCCCAGCGTCCCGATCGCCGCGAACAGCACGCTCACGATGAAGCACCCCACCACGGCGCGCTTCGGCGAAATGAACGCCACGCACTGCCCCACTGCGGGCAGCGGCTGATCGCCGAACGTCAGCAGGTTGTAGCCCGGCGTCGCCTGCGTCGAAAAGACGCAGAACGGCATCAGATTCTGCATGATCTTCGGGTCCAGTTGAACGAAATCGGCCTCGATGCTCATCTCTTCGGCCGTGAGGTACTGGGCCACCGGTCCGGCAAACTGATCGACCGTGATGTCCTCGATCTTCGGTTTCACCGAAATCGTGACTGCCGAGTCCAGTGCGCCCAGATGCACGGCCGTCGGGAACGTGGTCGCATCCGGCGATCCATCGACCGCTAATGTGACCAGCGGAGCGACCGAATCGACGGGCGCTGGCGAGATGAGCCACAAATCGCCCGGCCCCTGGTGGATGTGCTTAACGTCGTAATTTTTCGCCGTTGGAGTCGTCGGCATTTACTTCCCTTCCTTCGCTGGCGCGGCCTGCGCCTTTTCGTTCACCGCGATCAGCGCATGTGCGTACAAAATCGCGGTTTTCGTTTCCAGCTCGACGACCTCGCCGGGCTGATGCACAATGCCGTCCTCGAAAGCGACTGGCAGCGTAACTCGATACTTCCCCATGAAAGCCTCCCTTTCCTCAGATTTCACTCCGGCAGCTCGACGCTCTCCACGGCGACATGCAGCTCCGGAAACTTCGCGAACCCGCCATTGCCTTGAAACAAAGGCCCGTAATCGTGTTCCTGCGGATGCAGGTGCAAAATCGTTTCGTCCAGCTCGCTCACCGTCGCATTCCGCAGCGCCAGGTCGACCGCCGTCATGTAATCGACGGCCGCGTGCGCGATGTCTTCCGGATCGCCGCCCATCAGACCGATCCGCACCGTGACCAGGTGGACCTGCTCGATGAGCTGGCCTTCGTCGCTGACTTGCGTAGTCCGCGGCATGATCCACACCGTCGGCGGATTCACCATCAGGCCCGTGTACGCCCACTTGAACTCGCGGAACGCATCGCGCGGCGTCGCCATGTTCGCGAGCAGCTCCGCCGTGTCGTTCTCGAGAATCGACTGAATGCAATTCAGCGCGATCAGAATGAACTGCGGATTAGCCACGCGCTGCCTCCACTCGCTGCCGGGCCGTCTCGAACCGCTCCGCGTCGATCTCCATCCCGATGAAACGCCGCCCGCTCTTCACCGCCGCAACGCCCGTCGAACCAAGCCCCATGGAGTTATCGAGTACGACTCCGCCACGACGCGTGTAGGTCCGGATCAGGTACTCCAGCAGCGCGACGGGCTTTTGCGCGGGCTTCGCGCCTGGTTCGCGCTGGAATCGAAGAATCGACGTCGGCCATCCGGTCTTCGTCTGAACGCTTCCCTGCGCGCACTTGCCGTAGGTTTCCGATCCCCTCGCCGCCCGCGCTTTCGGCGCGCACGGCCGCAGTCCCTGGGGGAAGTAGCCGGGCATCTGCGGCGCGAATACGAGCAACTGCTCGTGTCGCACCATGGGACGACGGTGCGCCCACAGCCAGCCGCTTGCCGCTCGCTTATCCCAGATCCACTCGTACCGGAACCAACCCCTCGGAGCCGCGTTCATCAGCGCCACCGAAAAGCGCATCATCGAGAACAACACGGCCGCGCCCCGTGCCTTCAGCACGCGGACATACTCGCGCCACAGCGTCGTGAGATTCATGACGCGGTCCCACGAGCAATTTGTCACCCCATAAGGCAAGTCGCACAGCACCAGGTCGACGCTTTGCGCCTCAACCTTCGGAAGCAACTCCAGACAGTCGCCGTGATGCAGTTCGACCATATTTCCGCTATCCTTCAATCCCGCTTTCCTCCTCGATGTTCGTGCTCATGTTCCCTCGGCAGCGGCGGATGGTAGAGCCTGCCGCCCATGCGGAGCGGTGCCGTCGCGCCCGGATGCGCGCTGAAATACTTCTGCGCCGCCGCGTCCAGCCGCTCGACGTCGGACGGTTTCAGCCCCGTCCGGAAGCCGCACGCCGACGCGATCTGCACCAGGTACACCTGGATATTCCGCATCGCCTCGCGCTTGAACTTCTCGGTGAGCTGGATCTCCGGCCGGGCCGCCATCTTGCTCGTGCCCTGCTGGTGAAACAGCGCGTAGTTCAACCGCGAACCGAGCGTCAGCGTCTTCCGCGCCTCGATATACACGGCGTTTGGATCGGTCCGGTCCGTCAGCGACGACGCCAGAGTGCCCGTCCGCTGCAGGATCGGCTTGCCCGGATAGGCCACTTCCTTGAACTTTGCGTACTCCGGTTTCAGCTCTTTCCAGTGCTCGCCGCCCGCCTCGCCTTCGGTCTTGAACTGCGCCGCCACCTGGGCATAGAAATCGTCCGCGATCACCGGCCAGATCGGCCTGTAATCGGCGACACCTTCGGTGAACCGCGCGATCCCTCGATCGAGCTGCGCCTGACCCGCAATTTCCATCCGGAATCGGAACATTCTGCCTCTTAGTGGGAACCCGGCGTTTCGCCGCCGGATGCTCACTGAGAGGGGCGGCCGAAGCCGCCCCGTCCGGTAGCTTTCTCAGCTCCCGCCGGCCAGCAACCCGGCAATGAGCTGGTAGCCGGAGTTATTGTTCACGCTCGATTTCACCGTCCTGATATTCGGCCCGATCCACCAGGAGCTTTTGCCGACGGCATGCGTGGCCATCCCGCCGCCCGTCCAGGCCCAGCCCGTAGCTGCGCCCGACCAGGAAGGACCCGCCGCGGCCGTGAGGTAGACCTGCCAGCCCGCCACGGTGAAAACTCGCTGCGCTACGCCTGCCGCCACATCGGTGGTCACCGTGACCGGCTGCAGGGTCGTCGGCACCGCGTCGAACACGGTGAACGCGTACGTTCCGGCGCTCGTTTGTTGCCTCGCGTACATCGCCGTGCCCGCAAATTGCTGTGCCGCGCTCGCTGACGCGCCCTGGTTCCACGAGATCCCGGCGCCCCAGATGTTGAGCGGATCGGTGAGCGTCGCCGTCGCCGCCGGAGGCGAAGTCGCCGGCGTCGTCGCCGTCTGCGCGTAAATCGTTGGCACAAAGATCATTAGGATCCCAAGCGCCATAACTCTCAAACTTCTCAGTGAATTCATCTGCCTTTCTTTCTTCCCCCCGTGCCTTGTCGAATTCGGCTGCTTACTCAGCCCCTACGAAGCCTGCCCGTTTGCGGCTTCCCCGGCCGCCTCTGCCTCTTTCGCGAAGCCGATGAGCTTCGCGACCCACGGCCACTTGCCCGTTGCCCACAACAGGAAGGCCATCGCAACGATGCCGGTCGCCTTTGCCAGTTCGGCCACGGCCGTCTGGTCTTTGAACTGAAATCCCTGCATCGCGAGCATCCAGTTGATCTGGTTCGCCAGCAGCGGCGTCACCACGATCGCCAGGACATTCGTGCCCTCATCCGTCCCTTTGTGCGCAATCAGGCGCTTGAGCACCTGGTTGATGAACCCGTTTTGCAGACTCTGCACGATCGCCATCTAAAGCTCCTTTCGAAACGCCTTCCCGGCGCTGTCCACACGTCGCAGGCCGAAATACTCTTCCACCGGATGCAGCGCATACGGCCGCAATGTCCGGAACACCTTCCCAAGCTGCACTTCGATCCGGTAAACCTCGTGATAAAAGCTGCCCCTGTCCATTCGGAGAGCGCGGCAGCACTCCCGCCATCCGGCGCCCCCGAGAAAATGCAGCTCGAAGATCGCCGACCGCAGCGGATTGTCGAAGAGCGTCCGTCGCGAGACCAGGACGAAATCGGCCGAGTACTCCTCGCGCTTACGTCCGTAGGTGAAACACCTCGATCGGCCTTCCCCGAAGCGGTCCAGGCTGACTGTCGAGAGCGTCCTTGGCTCACGCTGGATGCACAGCCATTTGTTGAAACAGGCCCGGAAAATCGAGTACCAGACGCAATAGCAGACCTGTTTCCCGCGTCCCCGGAAGCGGCCTGTCCCCATGCAGTGCGCGCACTTCGGGTTTGCCAGGATGAACGGGGCTACCCGCTCCCACTCGTACGCCGGCTCGGGGCTTTTCCGCCAGATGGGGCATGCCGCCATTAGAAGACCTGATCCTTTCGGAAGCTGCGTTCGTCGCGGCCCGTCCGGTTGCTCGTCATGTTTCCGCCCGCGAATTGCGGACCCGGCGCCAGCGTCGCCGCGCTGGGCAGAAACAGCTTGTCGTAGTCGCCGCCGAGCAGCGCCTTCTTGCAGTCGTCGTAGCGGCTTTGCAGGTTCCGCCGGATCGGCAGGTCCTGCCCTGTGAACTGTGCCGCCACGGTCGCCGCCAACTGCGCCGCCGCGCCCAGGCGGTTGATCATTTCCAGCAGCCCCGCCGGCGTCGGCCACGCATCGGCCGTCGGCTGCTGCCATTGCGTCGAATCGAGCGGCAATCCCCGCCGCAACATCAGCCCCGCGATCTCCTGCGCGATCGACTCGATCCAGACCTGAATCTGCCGGTCGTCGATCTGGCCGCCGCGCTGAAACCCCGGCACTTCGCCGCATACGCTGCCGATCGACGTCCAGCTCTGCAGCTTGCTATCCGGGAATTGCACCGTAAAGATCTGCACGGCCGAAATCGTGCCGTCCGGATCGACGACGAAGATCCCCACCGGTATCGTGCCGCCGGCAGGCCCGGCCAGGTCGACTGGCACCTGCACCGTCATCGACACCGCCGAAAGATAAGTCGTCGGCGCCAGCGCCGGGCAGGCCGCGCGGGAGCCGGCCGTGAATCCGGCTCCCGTCAGCGTCACCGTCGTCCCAGGGGGACCGGACAACGGCGAGATCGAAGTTAACGTGGACATGCTGTTTTGTTCCTCCTGTCTTCCCGCCGGCGTCTAGCTCAGCGTGCAGCGCTTGAACACGACCCCGGCGGCCGGAGCGATGTTCTGCAGCGCGTAGTAGCGCATGACCTCGATGTAGTCACCGTGATCGAGATCCGGAAGCCGGCCCTTGAACACGAGCGAGCCCAGCCGGCCCGTCTGCCAGGTGAACTGGTATCCCAGCGCCACGGTCCGCAGCCCGGGCGACTTCGGCCGGTAGTACAGCAGCGACATGGCGCCGTTCGGCAGCACGTTGCCCTGGCTGTCCTTGAACTGGCCCCAGACGTATTGCGCCGTCAGCGGAGTGATGTTTTCCGCGGAAGTGATCTGCACCGAGTTTGCGATGGAGATGTTTTCCAGCTCGAGCAAGTCCATGGCGTTTTCGATGCTGATTTGCTTGCCCGTTCCAACCGAACTCGTGCCGAACAGGTGCTTCAGCACGTTCACGTTGCTTCGAAATGCCCGCCACGCCGGTCTGGAAAAGACGAACGAATTCGGCCCTTTGCCAATCTGGTTGGCGATCGCTTCCTTCTGCTGATCGAGGAACGCGACCGGGTCGAGCGTCGCGCTGTCGAAAGTCTCCGTCAGCGTCGTCAGGTCGACAGTCGGCACGTTTGCCAGCAGCGAGTTGACGCAGTTCACTTCCCGGTTCAGGAAGATCTTGTCCGTCAGCTCGATTGTGCTGTCCGTGTCGAGGTCGAGCGCCGCGTCCGCATTCTCCCGGTCTTCGTCGTAGATCGGCATGTGCAGGCCGTGGCCGTCGCACTTGAAGCCCACCGGCGCGAGCGTCCAATCAATCTTGTTCGATCGGCTGCCCGGCCGCCGGGTGTCGTCCTGCGTTCGCAGGTTTTCCACCCCATAAACCCAGTAGTCGTCGCTCTGGTGCTGCACCGGAACGATTGGGTAAACCTGTTCGGAAACGAAGTCCCCGTTCCGGTACATCACGCTGACGCTCGTCAGCGGCTGGTCTACGTGTAACGCGCCTACTTGAATGCCCACGATAGTTTCTCCTCATTCGCCCTCGCGAGCGGTCGCCGAGCGGGCGCTTTGCCCGTTTCTGGACCGCCTGCGGAATGAGGCCGCGCGGAGCACGGCGTCTCACTCGCCGTAAACCCCTGGAAGGAACCCGCGCATTTGGCCCGAATAGCTCCGGTCACCAGGTCGGAGCTAAACCATACTGTGAGATGAACGTTCAAAACAAAAACCCTCAAATTTGGCCGTAGCGCGATTCCGGGGTATCGTAGGTCCACCCCAGGCCCCAAAATCGCGCCACGGCCCGTTTCCGGCCCCGCATGGCGGCTCTTAATCGCCGTTCGGAACCTCAAAACTAGCTCAGCGCCAGCGGAACCGTCTCAGGGCCGATCCACATGAAGAAGATCTGCCCGTTGATGGCCGCCGTCTCCGCCCGTCCGACGACGTTGTATTCCGTCGCCGGGCTCTCGGTTCCGACCGCGATCAGAGTCTCGACCGATTTCACGTCGCCCGCCGCGCTCGCGATGATCAGCCGGTCCCCTTGCGTGATGGCGCCATTGGCCACGACGCGCACTTGCCCGATCTTTTGAACGTCTACGCCCATGCCGGCCGTCGGCCGCGCTTCGGTGGTGACGCCCATGAACTTCGCCGCATTCGCCGCCGCCGGCGACATGACGTTGCCGCTCGTCACCGAGCTTGCTACGACGGCCTGGTATTGCGTCACCGGACCGTCGATCTTGTAACCCTTATGCCATTCGCCCATCGTTTACTCCTGATTCCTGATTTCTGACTCTTACCTTCCAGCCGCCCGCGCCTAACGGGACCCGGCGACCGCGGGTCGCTGCAATTGCGTCCTGCGCTTGTTCAGATCCGGGCGCTCCGAGGCCACCAGCTTCACGGCATCGTGATATTGCAGCTTCGGATCCGCCTTCACTTTTGCGTCGGCCAAACTGACGATCAGCGCCTCGACCTTGTCCAGTTCCGAAACTCCGGCGCCGCCTCCGGCTCCTTCGCCGCCGCCGATCCCGTGCTCGGTCGTGTCCACCTGTTTCGGCAGCCCCTTGACGATCTCCCGGAACGTCGGCAGATCGCTCATCGCGATCTTCGCGAAATGCGGCCATTGCGCCGGCGTGATCTTGCCCTCTGCCACCGCCGCATCCAGCTCGCGCTGAGCGGTCATCGCGCCGAAGACTTCGCCCGCGATGAGCACGCCGTCTCCGGTCTGAAGCGCGTTGAAGTCCAACACGCCCTCTGCGTTTCGTGTCACGTCCGACAGCTTGATGACTCTCGGCGCCGCTTCCAGCCCCTCGACCGTCAAAGTCTGTTCGGTGTTGTCGTCGTTGACCACTCGCACCGTCCGTGCGACGCGGTCCGTCATGATGACTTTCACTGCTCGTTGCTCCTTCCGAATTACGCCCGCGTCGCCGTGGGCGATCTCTTTCCATCCGCCGGCGTCCGACATCGCGATCGCCGGCATCGCATCCAGGAACGGGCGGTTCGTGAGCGCCGCGCTCGTCAGAGTCGCGCCCTGGGCCTCGCCCGTCTGTTTGTTCCGCGCGCCCCAGTCGATCACCGGCGACATATAGCGGTATTCCTTGTCGCCGATCATCTTCGCGGCCCGCGGCGTGAACTCCGCCTGCCCGTACAGAACGCCGTCCGCGTCCGGAGCGTCCTCGACGGCCTTGATCCAGCCCGCCGCCGGCACGGCGCCGCCCTGCGCGACTTCGGGCTCTTCCGACGCGTGCTCGTAATCGATCACCGTGTCGGCCTTGCGCTTGTTGAAGTTCGAGACGATGTCCGACAGCGTGCGCCGCGTGATCGCGAACTTCTGCGCGCCTTTCACGAAGTTGCCGAGCTTCGCCAGGGGCACGCGCACCAGCCCGTCGACGGCGTTCAGCCTCACCGCCAGCCGCTGCCCCTTGTCCGTCATCCGCACTTCGCACGCGTCGACCTTGGCGTCTTTCCACGCTTCCGGCAGCTTCGCCTCGAATTCCGGCCCTTTCCGCTTCGCGATGCGCTGGATGTTGCTCTTCAGCGTGTCGGCGTCATGATTGTCCGCGCCCGCGCGGCCGATCGACTGCGCGGCGGCATGGACGTCCTCCGGCGTCTCGATCGGGAAGCTTCGCCCTTTTCCCGCGAAGTCGCCTTCCGGCATGTGCTTGCGCGTCGATTCCGGTATCTCCCGCGCTTCCAGCACTTTTGTTTCATACATATGCCGCATTCTCCTTTCGAAGCGTCTATCCGATCCTCGCGGCGCTGACAGACCAGTCGTAAGCCATGCCGGTGCAGCCGGTTGGGATGCTGACCGCGTACGTCGGCGCAGTCGTGGAAGTCTGCTGAATCAGCTTGTGGCCATCGGCCCGCGTGCCGTTCGACGCGCCGCTGGCTGCCGCATTCGCCGAGGCCCAGGCAAACGTCGCCAGGCTGTAGCTGTTCAAACTGCCCCCGTCGTCGGTCCAGTTGACCGTGACCGTGAAACTCCCCGAACAGGCCGTCCCAGGCGTCTTTTGCACAACCGCCGCATCTACCGCCCAAATCTGCAACGCCGCCGTGCTCGGCGTGAACAGCGTCGTCGCACTCACTGCCGCGCTCGCGCCGGTCGCGGAGAAGGTCACATAGCTCGGCAGCGTGACGTTCTTGGCGATGCCGGTCGACGATTCGTAGACCTGCATCATTGCCGGTGTCGTCGCGTTGTTTCGGTTGAATGCCCCATCATTGCTCCCGCTATAAGCGGCCCCTGCGATCACCCTGAATGCGTCGGCCGATCCGGACGTGAATGCGGCGCCTGCGCTATTGAACGTCTGCAGCGCCGTCCAGGTCTGCGTAGAGCCAATCGCCGGAAGAGTTCCGCTGGCCGCGGGGAATGTGTAGGTCGCCGCTGCCGTGGTGTTGAACGTCGAAGTATTGTTCACGGTTGGGATATAAGCTCCGGCGCCCGTCGTCGCCTTCCAGGCCGGGACCGCGCTTACGGTGCCTGTGCCGGTCTGCGAGAGCAAATACATCGTGCTGGTCGTGTTGCCAGCCAACCTCGCCGGCGCTGGGGTCGAGTTCTCGTAGATGATGTCGCCAAGCGTCGTCATGGGGTTCGTCATGCCGCCGCCCGGCGCGGTCCCGGTCTGGCTGGCCACTTCCCAATACGTTCCGTCGTAGAGCATCAGGAACTGGGAGGATGTGGCGACGCTTCCGACATCGCCCACAGCAACTGCCGCATTCGCCGCCTGTTTCCAGATAGTCACGGCGCCCGCTCCGTTGACGTTGAGCGTGGGTGTCGTCGTGGTGTTTGCGAGATCGTTCGTGCCGGGATCCCAGATCACCAGATCGCCGGCCGCCGGCGTGAACGTCAGCGGAGTCGAGCAGGAGTACGCGGTGCTCGAACTGGATGCCGTCGTGGAAGCGCAGACGATGTTCGAATCGATGCTGTGCGCGGTCGCGGCCATGGGCGCGCCGCTGGATACTTGAACGATGGACCCGCTGGCAGGCCATGAGAATGCGCCCATCCGGCTGGTATCCGTCGGGTGGACGTGATCCGCCTTGGCGTAGGTCGCGGCAGAGCCGATTGCGGCCGTGCCGTCCATAATCGGCGTCGTGGACGAGGCGGCTGGAATCGTGGGCTTGTTTTGGACGAAAGGGCCACCGCTCGAAGCGTTCCAGTCGATGTACGCCGCGCTCAGCCCCGCCGCTGTCCCTGTCGTGTTTTGATTCAGCGTGGGGATCCAGCCAGCCGCCAGCGTGCCGCCCGATCCGGCCATGGGGATTGCATTGGCCGCGGGCGTGGCCGTTCCGACGAGATCCGCGCCGCCGTATTGATGGCTCGCCGCGTGCGCGGAGGGCAGCCAGGATGATGGGTAGCCCGACAGGCCGCTGATCGAGGAGTATACCGTCAGCGCCGCTTGCCGCGTCGTATCGGTGGGGTGAATGTGATCGGCCCGCGCCCACGTCGTGCCGGTCCCGGCCGCGGCCGTACCGTCCATCAGTGGAGTTGCCGAGCTTGCAGCCGGAATCGTTGGCTTGTTTTGAATGAAAGCGCCGCCGCTCGAAGCGTTCCAGTCGATGAACGCCGCGCTCAGCCCCGCCGCAGTCCCGGTTGTGTTCTGGTTGAACGTCGGCCAGTTGGTGAGCAGCGCCGCGCTCACGGCGGGCAACTGGCTGCTGCCGTTGAGCTGAACGAGATTGCCCGCTCCGCTTCCGACCGTGTAGGACGCGCCCCACGCCGAGCCGGTCGAACTGGGGACGCCGGTGCCTGGGTATATCATGCTGCCGCCGCTGCCGTTGGCAATCCAACTGCGCACGCCGGCCGTCGTGGAAGACAGGACATATCCACTCGTGCCCGGATTCCCCAGCGCGGGCTCTTTTGCCGCCAGGTCCGCCGCTAGATTCGCGATCTGCGATTCGCTCAGCGTTAGCGGGTCACTGCCAGCCGACGCGTGCGTCGAGGCGTGCGCCGAAGGCGTGAAGCTCGATGGATAACCGGACAAGCCGCTGATCGTCGAATAGAGCGTGATCGGCGTCTGCGGAGTGTACCCGAGGGCGGTCGTGACCTGGCTGGACGACAGCGCCAGCGAACTGATTGCCGCCCAGGTTTTGTTTCCCAGGAAGACCTGAGACGCCGTGCCGGCCGCGATCGCGGGCTCGAAGTAGGAAACCGGCTTCTGTGCCGCGCTTCCCAGAATCTGATCCAGCGCGCCGGAGATGCCCGAGCCAAGCCATGTCAACGGCGTCTGGTACAGCGCGGCCGTCGCCGCCGCCGCTCGCGCGTTGGTGAAATACAAATTTCCCGACTCGGCGACTTGCGCCGTCGTGTAGTCGCCAGTTTGCGCGGTGACTGCCCCGATTCGGCCGAACACGGACGAGACCGGTCCGCCGCCGCCGCCGCCGACCACAAGTCCCCAGGAGGAGCCGTTCCACGTCGGAACCTGCCCCGCCACCGTGCCCGCTGGAAACTGGCTCCAACTGAGCTGCATCAGCGGAGTGAGCGCGCTGTCCGTTTGCACCGCGCCGATCGTCGTCGTGGCTGGCGACGCGTGGATCCACCAGAAGAAACTGCCGCGCGACGTGCCTGAATACGTGACCGTGTACGGGTAGCCCGGTGAACAGTCCGCCAACGGGAAGAGCGCCATCGCCGGAATGATCGTGCCACCGCTGACCATGAACGTGAGCTTTGTCGGCCCGATTGGCGCGCCGTTGCAGATCATGCCCGGTGCCGTCAACGCCAGCATCCCGGTCCAGCCCGTTCCGTCTGGATTGAGCACCCGGTCGGAAATCGTCACCGCTACCGGCTGCGCGTGGGCGCAACGCGAGGACAGTGCCATCACCAGCAGCCCCGCCGCCAGCATCCCAATCAGCCGCGAAGTCCCCATCCTGGTTTCAGTTCTCACTTCTCGCTCCTCACTTCGTCTTTGAATACATACACATGCACGCACCGGCACTTGTCGCCGCCGTCGCAATCCGGGTTCGGAACGTCCGGAATGTCTTTCGGCGTGTCACCCTCGGCGCCATCGGCCGAGTCGCAGTTTCCGCAGGTGTTGCCGTCCAGGAGCGACGAGTAGCTCACGCTCCCAATCTCGTCCGCGTAATCCTCATAGCCGCCCTGCCGTCCGTCGGCAAACGCCTCGTTTGCACCCTTCGACGCCGTCGCGTCGATCCACTTGTCGCTCTGCCCGTCCAGGTCCTCGCCGATCGAGTTGATCAGCTCGCCCTTGCCGAGGTTGCCCCTCTTCTGTTTGTCGATCGCCAGGCCGGTAGCTTTCTGCTGCAGCCCGTTCTGAAACTCGCTGACCACGCCGTCGGCAAACAGCCCGAGCTGGTCGCCTTTGCGCCCCCGGTCGGTCATCCGGATCTTCGCGGCGTCTTCCGGAGCTTTCCCGGCGAGTTGTCTCGCGCGCTCCTGGCTCACCTGTTTCCGCCCGAAATCGGAGATTCCGTGCAGGATCTCCTCGATCTGGGCGATCAGCTTTTCGTCGGGAGCAACGCTCACCTGGTGCATCTTCCGCACCGGCGCATCGGCCAGCTTGTGAATGATCTCCGCCTGGATCCTCGGCCGCGCCGCCCGCAGAGCGCCCGCGATATCGTTGCGACCCTTCTCGATCGATCCGACAATCTCGCTCAGCGCCAGGTGCTTCTCGGCGCCCTTCGGTGCGCGCTTCAGCCCGAGCGCCTGATATTCCGGCACGTCGGTCCGGATCACGCGCCCGCTGGCAAGCCGCTTCAGTGCGAGTGAGGAGAGCATGCTATCGGCGATGGCCGAAAAATCGGGGCTGCCGCCCTGCAACACAGCGCCAGCCCCGCTCGCCATCTCCGTGGGCGAACCCATTGAGCCATCGACATGCACCGATCCCACGTCGATACCCGTGATCTTTGTCAGCTCGCTCATCGCCGAGCGAATCACTTCCGCCGCCTTGAGGTCCTTCGCACTCGGCTTCTGATCCGCGGCCGTAGCGTCCACGCCCGCATCGCCGCCCTCGGCCGCCGCGCCCACTTGGCGTTCTCCGTCGGCCTCTTTGGGCGTGCCGCCCTTCGCTCCGCGCGGCGCATTTGCCCCAGGAGCGTTCGGATCCACCTGGCCCCCGCTCGGCGTCGACGCCGCCACGAGTGTGCGTGTGGTGGCCTTATCAGCGTCCGGAGCGCCCATTTTCGCGCGCACCCAGCTTTCCAGCTCGTCATCCGGAGCGATCACGCCGAACTGAGCCAGTTCCTGCAAAGCCTTCACGACGTCGTCGAACTTGAGCGACTGAATCTGCTGTGGAACCAGCTCCGGATAATGCTCGATCCAGTCGAAGTTGTAATCGACCAGCCGCCGCACCGTGCCCTGGTTCATCGCCCGGGCGATCTGCCGCGACGTCGCTTCCAGCGACATCATGAAGAAGTCCGCCATCGTCGCGCCCAGCGAGTGCGACCCGTGCTGCGACTGTCCGAGCATCATGAACATCGTCAGCGCGGCCATCGAAATCATTTCGTTGTGGTGCGCAATCGAGTCCTTCGGATCGCGCAGCGTGCCCTTCACGCCCTCCAGCGAGAACAGCCAGCCCTTGGGCAGCACGAGCCCGGTGCGTTCATGGGTCGTAAGCTGCTGGACCCACTCCTTCGCCTGCTCGATATCCTCTTGCTTTGCGTTGTCGCCAAGCGTGATGCACGGCACGCCCATGCCATTGCGCTCGCATGCGATCGCGTCGACTTTGTAGAGGTTCGACTTCATGAACCAGTGCTGGTACATCGGCCGCAGCAGGCTCAGGCCCGTGTAGTTCTGGCCCTCTTGGTTCATCGTGAAGAGGTCCATTTTGTTCGCGGGCACTTGGAAAACGCCGTATTCCGAGCCCCGGTAGCCCATCTGTTCGAACGCCGCCAGGTTCTCGCCCGAGTCGTCGACCAGCCAGCGATAGGCCGTGATCGGCAGCCGGGCTGCCAGCTTCGCCAGGCGCACGCGGTTTCCAACGATCTCCCAGACGTCCTCGTGCACCGCGAATCCGAAATCGAGCATCAGCAGCGCGTTGCGCAAGACGGCCGCAAAATCGAGGTCTTCAAAGAAGCACTCGCGGACGAACTCGCCCGCTTCCTTCTCAACCTTCGATGCGTCGTCAGGCAGCTTGACGTCCCACTCCGCGCCCAGGATCGGCAGCTTGATCGCCATCAGCGTCGCCGCGACTTGCGCGTCCGATCTCCGCATCTGCTCGTACGTGTAGACCGCGCTCAGCCCGACCAAGTCCGGGTTGTACTCGCCGCGCTCGCGAAGAAAACCGCCAAAAATGGGCGTTCCCGACGCGCCGTATTCGGTTGCATCCGGCCGGTCCGGCCGCGCCGCCGCCCGCGCGACTTGCGGCTGCACCGACGTCGGTCCACCCGCGATATCGAGGCTCAAGAGTGCCATTTACGCCACTTCCCCCACAGCCACGGCCGAGTCGGCCTCACGCGTCTGCGCCAGCGGATCCGTTATCGGCCAGCTCCTTGACGACTGCGGCCACGTCGCGTCGGACTCACGCGCCTGCGCCAGCGGATCCTGCTCGTCCAAATTGCCAAACAGCGTCTGGCGCGCCGTCTCGTACGCTCGCGCATACCCATCCCCGATGCGCTGGTAGAGCTGCTGCCGGAACGCCGCTGGCAGCCGGTAATAGCACCGCTTGCAGAACGTGCGGCCCTGCATCTTCGGCTCTCCGCACCGGCACGTCCCGCTCCGAAGTTCCTTGACCAGTAGCTGTTCTTCACACGTCATCAGAAAGTCCTCTGCATCAGTCCGCGGAAAGTCGCTTTGCCGACCAGGCCGACCGCGCTCGCCGGCGTGTAATCGCGCGGGCCGTCCAGTGCGGCGTTCAGCAGCGCCAAAGCCCAAAACTCGTCTCCGTGGCCCTTGTCCGTACGCGCCGCGTCCAGCCGCACTTTGCCCGTCGGCCCGATAAACCGCTTGACCGCCTGGCAGCCGCGCCGGATCCGCGTCGACTCCGGCAGACGGAACAAGTGGTCCTCGAAGCGCCGCTTGGTCAGCATGGCCATGCGCTCTTTCACCGGTTCCCGGACCACTTTCCCCTCTTCCGTCTCGACGCCGGTGTCAACACTGGTGGAAAAATCCACAGCCTCGACGCACGGAAACTCCGCGCTCAGCGTCTCGCCGAGCTGCGCGCCGATCCCGGTCGAGTCGATGCAGAACCGGCCGCCGCTCGCTTCGATCACCGTCGCCACTTCGCGGCCGATCTTCGTCTGGTCGGCGAAAGTCATCCGGTCGAGCCACTTTGCGCCGCGCACTACCACCAGGTCGGCCGGCGCGTCGCCGATCAAAATCACGCTCCCATCGCGTTTCCGCGCGAAATCCCATCCCGCGCTCAGTCCCGGCCGCGCGTTTCCGTCCCAATCGAGCGACGCTTCGCCCGACTCGCAAGCCAGGATCATCTCCAATGGAATGAAGCAATCAGCGCCGACGACCGGGATGTTGCAATAGTCCTGATCCCAGATCTCGTCGTCGTCGATCGCCTGGCGCATCGCTTCGATATCCACGGCCATTCCCTGTTCGCGCGCCATGTAGATATCGACCCAGTGCCAGCTCCAGCCATTGCCCGTCACGGGCTGCTTTGCCGGCCGGATGCCCTCGTGGATCCCGGCCGACTTCACCAGCTCGTAGAACTTGTTTTCCGTGCCCTTCAGCGTCGACGCCACGCGCACCTGGTAGCCGCGCGTCGCGCGCGTCATCATGGCCGCCCAGATCGCCTTTGAGTCGCGATGCAAGGCGAATTCGTCCAGGAACACATCGCCCGAGTAGCCCCGCGCCGTGTCAGGGTTTGCGGGCAGCGCGATGATCCGCGAATGGTTAGGGAAGATCGCCCGGTGCTCGATGATCTCCGTTTGGCCGAAATATCCGTCCTCGAATGCCACGTCCCAGGCCCGCGTGTGCATTTTGAGCTTCTCGACCAGTTCGACACTTTGGCGCTCGCTCGCGCTCAGCATGATCTTCAGTCGGTTCGGAATTTCCATCGCGCCCAGCGCGAACTCCAGGCTGGTGGTGAAGCTCTTGCCGGTCTGCACCGAGGCCAGAACGCCCTTAAAGCGGCTTTGGTCTTCGGCATACTCCTTCTGCCAGGGCAGCAGCGGAATGATCGGCTTCGGCTTCGGCGTCGAAACAGACGCGTTCGAAGCCGGACGGGCCTCGGCCTGCCCCGGGCGTCCAGCCGCGCTCTTCTTCGTCGGGAGTTTAGTTCGAGAGGCCATAAATCTCCCGGATCTTTTGCATCCGCTCTTCCGGCGTCATCTCTTCCTTGCCGTCCTGCAGCGTCGCGATCGCGCGCTCTTCCCGGCTTTCCAGGATCTGCAACTTCTTCTCGGTCACCACGACGGACCGTTCCCGGATGTCCAATTGCCGCTTCTTCAGCCGCAACTCTTCCGCCGCCAGGCTCAGGCTCTGCACCTTGATCGGATCCGCCGCGGTCAGCCCCTCCGGGTGACCCATTAGCTCGTCCATCGCCAGCGCCTGGATCGCCTCGGAGGCGTCCATGTCGCCGGCCTTCATGGCCGCGACCAGGTCGCTCATCCGTTCCCGCACCGCCTTCCGCCGCTCGACTTCGGCCCGCCACTCCGCCGCGCGCCGCGAGACCGTGCGGGGCGCGAGCTGCTCGCCCGTCGACTCCGCCACAGCTTCTGCGATGCGCTTCGCAGACCAGCCCTGCGCGAAACCCCGCGCCATCACAACGCGCGCCGTCTCGCTGATCTGGTCTGTGGCTTTCTTCTGTGGCATAGCGCTAGAAACGCACGTTCGGATCGGCCGCGATCTTCGCGTCGATCAGCAGCAGCCCTTTCGGCGTCAGCCGCGCGAACAGGATCACGTCGCGCCGCACGTCGTTGATCCGGTCGCTCCGGAATCCCGGCAGGTCCTCGGCACGCCAAATCGCGATGTAGCCGCTATCCGCCAGCAGCGAAAGCGAGAACTGCATGCCCTCCCCGGTCATTGAATAGCCCAGCAGGTCGAGCGACCCGGCCAGGGCCTTGACCGACGTCATCTTGTTGACGTAGTCCTGCCGGAGCGCCTGCAGGATCGCCCCGCGCTGCTCGGCGTGCCGCGAATCTTCCATCGAGGCGATGCTCATGCGTTGACTCCTTCCTTCAGCGACCGCTCAATCATCAGCAGGTAGTCCTTCTGCTGCTCGATTTTCTCCGCCAATACCCGCACGGCGATCAGCACCTCTCTCTGATCCGCCTGCCCCTGCTGGACAGTCGTGGCCAGCGACGCGATGGACGATGCCTGCGTCACCATGGCGTCCGTTTGCTTCGTTTGCGCTTCCAGGAATCGTGGCGCCCATTTGTCGATGAGCTTGTAAATGAAGAACAGGATCAGGCCTGTTTCGCCGAATTGCTGTGCCAGTTTCCAGAGGTCGATTCCCATCACTTCCCCTCGATCGCCGCAACCATGTCAGGCGTCCAGCCCACGATCCCGGCCAGGCTGCACGCCGCGCACAGCGCCGCCGTCCTGGCTTCGATCTCGCCGCCGTGAATCTTTCGTGCGACGCCCAGCAATGCCGGCATCAGATGGATCGCGATCCGTTCGCGCTCCCGCCGCGAAGCTGGTTTCAGCCTGCGCGCGGCGTTCGGCCCCGCATCTTCCGTCTTTTGACTGGCTCCTGCCTTCCGCACGCTCGCTCCTCTCCGGGCAATCCTGCTCTGCCACCATCAACCTCGCAACGTCCAGAGGCCCCAATTCGCAGCGAATTTTCACGCCGAAAGCCCCTCCCGCCGGTTCATCGCCCGCACGCCGTGAAACACCCGCGCGAAGTCGCGCCGCGTCCGAATCGTGTCCCGGCCGCCGATCTGCCGCCGGATGAAATTCGACTTCGCTTCCCGGCCCATGCCGCGCTTTGCAAATTCGGCTTCCAGCGCTTCCAGCTCCGCGCCGGAAATCATCTGATCCTGATTGGAAGCCGCCGCTTCGCCCTTCTTCGGAAGCGCCGCCCGCTTCGTTCGCAGCGTCTTGCCCGTCCAGCCCTTGTACAGGGCTAACAGGTCCGCATCGCTCATATCCGCCATCGAATGAATCAGATAGGAAGCGCGGCAGAGATCGCGCAATTGATCGTGATCCATCCCCCGCTTCGCGGCCTCGGCATGGACGGCCCGGAACAATCTCGACCGCCGTCCGCTATTCAGTCCTGGCATGTTTGCCCCCCTTGAACCGTTCGAACGTAATCACAGCCTCGCGATCCTCCACCAAAGA